ATTTCTAACTTTATATTATAATCTATTAATTTTTCGTTATATTGTATTTGTAATGTTGCAACTGCTTTTTCACGCCATATTCTATATCTTTTAGATTTAACACGCCTTCGTCCAAGGTTTGAATACATAGCATTAACGCTAATTGGAAATGGTAATACTAGTTTATTCACTTTCTATATCTTTTATATTAATACCCCAGTTGTTGGCTTGCGCTATAATTAATTCACATAATTCGCTATGTTGCTCCTTAGTCATTTTGCTCGTACTTGGATTTAATGGTATCATACCGCCATCAAGGTCTGGCATAAATTGCGTTTTGTATAAACTAGAGGCAAAAACTTGCTTCCAATTTTCTGGACTATAACGACCACCAATATCACTTATATGCCATTCATTACCATTCCAGCGTACTTGATTGCTAATTATAGTTAATAATGCCCACATCAAGCTATTTTGATTTGTGGTGCGTTTATCACGTTTCCAAGTTATATATGTGCCAGCTGGTGCTCTTTTAGTAAGGTCAAGAGCTTTTGTTCTCTCAACCTCACTGTTAATTTGTATTGTATATTGACCCATCTTTAAAACGGTATTTCATCGTCTAATGGATAATCTGTTGTTATTGGCTTTTCAGGCAATGAAATTAATCCAGTACCTTTATTATTATTACCAAGCAATTTAATTTCTCCATTATATCTTTCTAATACAATTTCAGTCGTATATTTATCACCGCTATCAGTACTATATTTTCTGGTTATTAACTTGCCTTCAATATATATTTTTGAACCCATGCCACCATAATTTTCCATTAGCTTTATTAAATTTTCATTAAATATGCTTATTTTATGCCAATATGTTTTTTCTTGTGTTTCACCAGATTTATTTTTCCAACGTTCATTTGTAGCTAATGAAAAACTCATGTTTTTATTACCATTACTAAATGACCTAACTTGTGGCTCACTTCCTATATTTCCTATTAAAATTACTTTATTAACCATTTTTATCTCCTTGTAATTGGTTAAGTTCCAACAATAATGCTTCAACCTCACTGTTGGCACTATGTATTTCTTCAAGCATATATTTTTGATATTCTAAGTCTGGTAGAACCCTACAACGCGCTAATTGTAATCCAACTGGAAAGCGTGGGTCATAAGATACTATGTCAACCCATTCTTTTTTAGTTACCATTAATTGATGCTGTAATTGTGTTTTATATTCAATTGCGTGTGCATTTTCTTGTAAATAGCTAACGTGTTTATGCATTGCAGATGGACATTTAATTTCTACTAATCCATTACTATCAACTAAACCATCAGGCGAACACGTTATATAATTAAAATCAGGGTGGGTCACCATACCTACTTCTTTTATATTTATATAATCAAATTCGAAAGCGTAACAATCTCTTGCTTCAGCTTCTAGCTCTGTTCCACGTTGCATTGCAGGGCTAGTATATGTATTTTGTTCGACATGACCAGTCATGCGCTCTAATGCTAATTTAACAATCATATTCTTGCGCGATGTACTATACCCACTTTTTGTTTTAGCTAATATATCTTTAATACGAGATGCAGTAAAATTACCGCACCTCGCTTCAAACCATTCTTGGCTACCTTGTTCTACATTATGTATTTTCATTATTATCTTCTTTTTTTAACATAGTACGTTTTGCTGTTAGATATAAACTTCGCAATGTAGATTTGCTATTGTTAGGCATTTTTGTATGTCTTATAGTATTAGCTATTGCATCTAATTCTTCTACAGTTTGTGCTTGATATATATTTTTCATTAAAGGTTCTGTATCAAAATCAGGTTCTTCTGCTTTTGCATCATGCGATTTATTTCCATCGTCATCTTCAACAGGCATATTGAGCATTGCTGATATTGCATTCCTACGGCAATAAGTGAATGTACTCATTAGCACGTGTATGTCTTTATTTTTCAATGGTGCTGGTGTTACTAATTCATAATATTCGCCAGACGTATGTGTTAATCGTGTAGTAACTTTAATCATTTGGTTGTCTGTTATTTCACTTAATTCTTGCATAATGCTTAAATTATTATCACTTAATGGTTTATTAGCCGCATTAATAACTGAGCTAAGTGTTGCATATGTTGATTTATAATGTGGGTTTTTACCATCTTTCTTTGCGCCAGTAATAGCATTACTAGCGGCTGTAACAGCTGGTGCTATGTTTTTTGTTGATTCTGAATATTGCATATTTAATCTCCTATTTTTATGCAGTTATGTAATTATTACAGGAACTAAGTCAGTTCCATGTGTTTCTGTATTATAATGTGATATATACCACTTACCATTACTACCATAATGTTTATGATAATCGGCTATAAAATTATTCCAATTATCGCGTGGTATTTCTATATGATTTGTTATTTCGTTATAATTATAATAACTATTTGCTGGTTGATACTTTACCATTTTTATCCCCTTAAATTGCTATAGCTTGTGCTAAATGTTTGAAATAATGTATTACATCTTTATGATAGAAATCTATTTTTACTAACATATTTTTTATATTATTTTGTTCATTATTAGATGTATTTTTTATAGCGTCAATTAAGCAATTTAATGGAATATAATTCATTCCGCTGTTGCCATTAATTTCTAATACCTGTTCAACATCTATATTTTTTTCATTAATAAATGTATCTATCCATATATTAAATTTATTAGTCATATTATCTCCTTTTGTAGCTTAATTGCTTGATAATAAAATTACAGTATCAAACTATATATATAATGTAAAGTAAAATAATTATCTTTTTTAGCTTTACATAACAGAATAAATAAATTACTATATAAATATTACATAAGGCAATTAAGCCATTTTATAGGAGATGTAATATGAAAGTTTCACAAGAAGCCAAGAACGTTTATGAACGTACTAATAAAATTTGGAAGGATAATGGTTTTACAATTAGATTCGGTGAACCTAATGAACCTGCTGACTTTAAAACAGCAGTACAATGTATAAAAGCATTTTGGTTAAAAGAGTTCAATCAAGAATTTCCATATAAAATTGAAAATGCTACATATGATTACGCTATTGGTTTAACGAGAAGGAAAAGAAAAAGTAGCTGGATTGTAGAAGATTTGAGTACTCATGGTAGGCGTGACAATAAAAGTAAGGTAAAAGGTTATTACACATACAAACTTGCACCACACACTGGTTGGGCAAATATAATACATGAAACAGGACATTTAGCAGGTCTAAAATTAGGTCATCGTCATAATGCAGAACACGCTTGTATTGAATTACGATTTACCAAATTCTTTTTTAGCAAGAAGTACATTGAAAAATCACGCAAGCGACTTGAGGCCAATCCTCCATCATATACTAACCATGTAATGGATTGCTCTGGACAAATAAAAAAACAGAAGAAGAAAAGAATAAGTTATAAACAGATGTGTATTACCTGTGCTAAATTGAATGACTGGTTATATTTTGAAATGTATGAAGTTTTTTTTAACACGCTTATGTGGGAATTTGAAGATAAACGTATAACAAAAGCTTGTAGTAAATATAGCAATTTATATGACTCATGTTCATATGAAGATATCGCGGCTAATTATTGGTGCGAATATAAATGGAAACTTGAAAACCTGACATGGAAAGAAAGATGGGAATTATTATCTAAACACAAACTAATGACAAATGAAGATATTGATGATTATGCCAAAAATATTATGAAAGGAGTGTAAAATGCAACATACAATAAAACAAATTATAGAACAATGTGGAGGCACTACTGCTTTAAGTCAACATTGTAAAACTCAACAACAAACAATTAGAAAATGGTATGTCAATAAAGGCATACCAGAAAAGCACTGGGCTAAGATTATAAATCTGTATGGTGATGATTTAACGCCTAGCATATTACATGAATTAAATGAAAGCTTGCGTAATGATTGAACAATATAAAGATAAAAGTGGCACTGTAACTTATTATAAAAATCACCCATATTATTCACGTTATAAATATCGCAATGCAATATTAAGGCGAGATACACGCGACCAACATAAATGGTTAAAGATATTAAAAGATGATGTTAGCAAAGCAATTAGAGGCGACTATGAAGCTATCTGACCATCCCGACTATGTTAAATTTAAACCACTAACTAAAATGCAGTTTGGACAATTAGTTGCTGAACAAAATGGCTTATGTGCGACTTGTAAAGAGTTCTTAGTATTTAAACCAAAACACATCCGAGAAGAACACTTACACAGTCGTGCGTTAGGTGGTAAACACGAATTGCGTAATATCTCATTGACCTGCATTAAGTGTGCAATCGTTAAAGATAAAGCAGATAGCTTAGCACGTAAGAAATTACGTTCGCTATTAAAAACGACCAAGAAATCACAGAAACCTAAGCAGAAAATACAAGGTCGTACTAAAATACAATCAAGAGGGTTTAAAAATACTTACAAACCAAATATAAAGGAGATAGACTAATGCCTTTTATACAAACATGGAATTGGATGGACAACATAGACGAATATATGGACATCTACTTTCTTAACCAAGAATGCGTACACGACGATGGTGAAGTCAGAAAATACAAATTTCATTTGTTTAGACGTGATGTCTACACTAACAAATTTAACTTCATTGAGACATTAAACTGGTCGTCATACACGACATATGGTGCTGATAAGGCAACTGAGTTTTATGCTATCTGTGATAAATTAGAACTACAATATAAGCAAGCGGCTAACGTGGCCTCACGGTTGTTCGGTGTACCTCGCCAAGCTTATAATGATATGTAATCACTTTAGCACCTCTTGCTGACGTCCAACCGCCAGCGGTGGAATATGAATCTCGTGTTGACAAGGTCGGGTGTTGCTCGACTACGGCTCCACCATCCTCCACTGTTCTTTCGTGGTGCATATGTCCAGTATGTATGTAAGCTTGTGTAGATTGCCCCCATAGCTTACGAAAACGTGGCTCACTTGCAAATAGCTTTGGCAGTTGTGCCATTCTTTTCTTATGTCCATGATGAAACCCTAATAATATCTCACCATGTAAATAAGCGTAGTAAGGAAATTCATTGTCAATCACTTCAACTCTTTTATCATCTTTAAATACGTATTTTATATGCTTTCTTAGCCAAATGCTACCTGACATATCATGGTTGCCTTCTGCCTGAACTACAACAACCTTACCAAATTTTTTAAGCATCATATGAACCGCTTGGGTCATTATCTCAATAGTCAACCCTACAAGCTTACTATAGCGTGTATCTGCATCAAGTATGTGGCCTGACATAGGTGTGACAGCTGTAATGCCATCAAAATGCAGGAAATCACCTAGTTGGCAAAGAAAGCCTGTATGGGCTTTAGGTGAAGCTTCTATCATATCTGCTATTGCATTGAGAAACACACGCTTTGATATATTTACATCCCAATCGTCACCTGTCTCAGCTTCCCATGCGTACATCCCCAAATGAAAATCTGTAATCGTAATTAATGATAATAAATCTTTATCTGTGTGCTCAACTTTAGGGCTTGGCTTAAATGGCTTATAATTTTTATGCGTATCCTCAATAGCTAACAACATAATCTCATGTTGTCGTTCTTTGTCACCAATAGTTTTTACCCATTGACCAGTTAACTGTCCACTTGCATTATAATAACTAGATACACCTTTTACCTGAAAGCCATCTGGCGCAGTAGCAATCATATCGTGTTCTGGTGCGTGGCCTCTGCGTGCCGCTCTTGCTTTAACTGTACTTGATATTGTAAATATAGCTCTAACAGACAAACCAAATTTAGCGGCAGTGTCATCAACAGTATCATCAGCGGCACGCGCAGTAATTATTTCTAATTCGCGTTGGTTAATACAATATTCCTTTAAGTCTAACCAATTTACTTTACTTGAATTCGTTTTTCCCATTTGCTTGTTTTAACTTTCTATGCTAATAGCATGTTACAAGGTTTCTTTATCCCCTATTTCCTTGTAGCAAACTTAGAGGTCGCTTAATTGTGGCCTCTTTTTTTGTAATTGGAAGTGTGGCATATCAATAAATGATTTCCATAAACCACCCCACTCTAATGAAACATTTAACTGACTTGCTGATTGTAGCATTGCCGTTGCAACCATTGCTAAATGCTCCTCTTTCCAAGATGCTTTGCCATTTACATAAGCATATACATCTAATGCCTCTCCTGTTTGATGCGAACTGATTTTCTCATATCCATCGCACTTAGATAAGCCAGCTGTAAATAGTTCATATTGCTCTGCTTGTGTACGCAAACCACCATGAAGTGGTATACCAAAATCAACCTTAGTAATTTGTATTGCAAGTCTAGCCACTTTAAATATGTCTGGGTCAACACCCAGCAATCTGTTCTTGCTACTTTTACTAAATCTGAAAGGCATTTACTCGCCTGTACCTTTGTATGTCTTAATAGCTTTCTCTACTGACCTACCACCAATGTAACCACCAACGCCTAACGTGATTAAGTTCCACAAGCTTTGATATTCTTTCTCTGTCATGCCTTCAGCCTCAAAGCCAAGAAAACGTGCTACAACTAATCCTGTGAAAGTAAGCATAACTAATGGCCTCCAATTAGCTGTTAACCAATGCTCTGAACTTGCTTCGCTGTTTACTATCTTGGCCTGACCCATAAGCAATTCTGTGTTATATTCATGAACTCTGTCCATTGCTCTGCCTTGCACCTCAAGTAACAGTCGCTTCTGTTCAAGTTTTTCTTCTTTTGACGTATGTAAGTTGTCTATTAGTTCCGTAGCTGGCTTAAATATACCTGCAATAAGTTCTGTAATACCTAAGCTCATTTATCAACCTTTGCATCAAGCTTCTGGTCTATTGCATCTAGCTTAGTAAATAACCTTTGTACTATTTCATTAAACTCTGCACGTTTTATATAATTACCTGCAACAGTAACTTCTATTTTAGTAAGTTTGTCATTAATTTCTTTATCTGATTGTTCTAAGTCTTTAACGCCTGTCCATATTGTTCTAAGCATTGCACCTAGCATAATACTTGCGCCAGTTAGTAATACGTTTACGAGATTTTGTTCCATAATAGCCATCGCTCATACCGACCTAGCAAAAGCTTGTAACCAATGTATGGCAAAGCCAGCCTAAATCTAAATTGATACATAGGTTCACTGCATTCAAGATTGCAACGATTAACCCATGCTCGTTTATTTAAATCTATGAAACGTCCCTGACTTTTCACTACTAATGTCTTGGCTCCACCAAGTGTAACAGAATAGATACTGCAGCGTCTGGTCAACAACGAAAGCAATGCTCTTTTTGTACTGTTCTTGTTCAATAAATATACTGCTGTTACTGCATAGTCAAATTTGTCACCTACATAATTTCCATCGCCATTAGGTTTTATAATTTGCCAGCCATCGACTAACTTATGCTCGTCGCCAATTATCCAGTCTTTTGTTATGCTTAGTAAATTATTCATTTATGCTTCTAATGCTTCTAGGCGTGTTTCTAATGCTTCAATCTTAGCAATAGCGTCTTGTAATGCTGAAGTTAGCAACGGCACTATCTTACTTTGGTCAATACCTTGATAATCTGGCACTTGCCTTGTTGCCATAACTTTTTCTGTTGTTTCGCGCCATAGTTGACCTTCCTCAAGTTCATCTGGCTTCTCAACATCTGAGCTATGTATTACTTCATCAATAGCAGGGGTTAGCTCTTGCTCTTGCTCCTCATAAGTAGCCTCAACAGCAGGTGTAACAAGTTGCTCACGTTCTTCTGTTACCGCTTCAATTGCAGGTGTAACAAGTTGCTCTTGTTCCTCTGTTATCGCTTCGACAGCAGGTGTTAACTCATTTCCATCATCGTCATAGGTAGCTTCAACAGCAGGGCTTATTTCTACTGTGATTGTTTCATAAACAGCATCAACGGCAGGGCTTATTTCTACTGTTACAGTTTCATAAACGGCCTCAACAGCAGGTGTTAGCTCAACTTGTATTGTTTCATATGTTGCTTTTACGGCAGGAGTATATATGTCACCTGTTGCTTCACTCTCAACATACTTTTGGTCACGCATTGCATCTTTTTCACCATCAACCGCTTCTGGCACTACTTCTTGTGCCTCATGTGCTAAGAAGCCGTCTACTCTAGTGCCATCGACTACCCATTCAAAGTTTACTGGCCTTAGTGCTTTAACTCTATCAATAGAGCCTGTCATTTCTTGCACATCAGTTTTAAGTCTATAGTCTGAGCTTGTAAGATAGCTAGTGCTTGAATTTAGTGTGTTTATTTTACCAACCGCACCATTGGGATTATCAAATATAATGTGGTTTCTTAGTCCTGTTGAATCAGTTGTAGATGATATAGCGGGTGTACCTAATGCTATAACACCAACTTCAATAGCACCATCTTGATTAGGTGTTAGTGAACCAACTTCTATTGTACTTGATACAGTTAAGTCACCTGTTACATCTATACCTGAAGTGTTAACCTCTAGTTTAGTCGCAGTTCCAGCTTTGATTTTCATTTTAGCTTGGTCTACCTCTATCTCATAGTCTGAAGTAGCACTTAAGTCATTAAATGTTAGAGTAGGCGTAAAGCTATTTATAGAAATACCACCTGACACATCTAACCCACTGCCATCTATGGTAGCTCTAACATTGCCAGCATTATCTGTCCAAGTAGTTTTACCTAATCCGTCTATTGTGAAAACTGGATAATAACCTGCCGCTACACCATTCCAACCCATAGCCGCTTCAAATATTGTTGAAGTGCTACTTGCCCAAGCATTCATAACGGATAAGCCGTTCTTACCTGATGCGTTAGAGTTTTGTTGTACTTTAGCTAAGAAGTCACCTGTGGTTGTATATGTTGTTCCATTAGCAACGTCTATACCACCGCTATCAATACGCATACGTTCTGCGCCACCCGCTTTAATAACAGTTGCAAAACCACCATCGTTAGCATTTAGTGTTAAATTAGAATTATGTGCTTGTATCTCCGCAGGTAGCATATGCGTTCTGACTGCATCTGCATCGTTAGTAATTCTTATGGCTTCTGTAGAAGCGTTTGCAACAGTTGTTTGTAGCTTAACTTGTGGTGATGTAGTCCCTATGCCCACGTTACCTGAGCTATCAATACGCATACGTTCTGCGTTTGCAGTTTGGTCACGAATAGCAAACCACGCAGTTGCCTGTATCTGCCAATCTTGATTGTTATCAACATCTTCAAATGTAATATAAGGTGCGTTCGATGCTAAATGTAGTAGTGAACTCGGTGATGTACTACCTATGCCCAAGCGCCCATAATTATCAAGACGCATACGTTCAGTTACAACATCATCTACACCGCCATTGTTTTGCAATGTACCAAATCTAATGCAACTATCGGGCGTTGTGTCTAATGCGTTTGCTCTAATAAATGCAAGCACCTCATTACCATCTTCGGATGTATCATTACCTTTAAAATCAATACCGCCGATTAACTCATTAGCACTAATAGATGTAATAGAATTTTCTAGTGTTAGTGTTGAGCCACCGCTTCTAGTAGCATCTATATTACCTGTTACATCTATACCACCGCTATCAATCCTCATTCTTTCGCTACCATTTGTAACAAAATATTGTACGTCAGTATCAAACTCAAAATAATTGTTTGAGTCACCATGATGCAACAATCTATCTTTGAGCACTATGTCCTCAACATTATCAATTATATTGCCGTTCATTTGCAGTTGACCTGTCAGTGTCAATGAACCTGTTACATCTATACCAGTAGATGTTGTAGCTAGTTTAGACGCGCCACCATAGTATAATGATACCGCGTCATTTCCGTCTGCTGTTAGTAAGTTAGTACCTACCTCATCTTGTAAGCGTATATACTGTCCTTTAACAATAACGTCGCCTGTACCTGTATCTGAAATGTAAGAGTTACTACCATCGTGATAGATTTGTAAGTCTGAGCTAGTACCATATTTAGCTTTGACATTATCGTTAAACAGTATGTCACCTGTCATAGTGCCACCAGCTTTAGGTAGCGCAGCATCAGCAGTATTTGTTGTAGTAGTTAATACAGCATCTCTTGCAGCTATATTAACGCCATCTACTGTGCCTGACACAGCAATGTCACCTGTTACATCTAGATTACCACTAGAGATAGTTCCAGTTGTTGTAATATTACCAGATGTATCAATATTTGCTTCTGCAGTTGTATTACTACCACCGAAATAATGTGTACTTCTTGACTCTATTCTTGAACCCCATACTTCAATTGGTACTGCTTCATCTCTTTGTATCAATAAAAAACTTGATTTGGAACCTATATTCCTTGCATCTGTGGCAACATTTCCACCACCATCGCCGATTTCTATCTCCGAAACATCTATAGCATCAAAAGTAGATGTGCCTGTAGCAGTAATATTACCTGTTACATCTAACCCTGAAGTCGTAGCACGTAAGACACTGTCTTGCGAACCAACATTAACAATAAATCTAGGATTTGAACCTGTTTCGCCTTTATCAACGTGGATTTGTAATGAACCAGCACTAGAGTTACTATCAATACTCGTAGTTACATTCGTATTTGTATCTACAAGTAATATTTCTGGGTCTGAGGATTCAAGTGTCAATTTACCTGCAATATCTATATTACCTGTGCCTGTAATATCGTGTGAATTAAGACTTAAGTTGCCTCCAAGTTGTGGTGTAGTATCGTCTACAACGTGTGCTAGTCCGCTACTGCCGCCTGTTGCAGATATAGTACCATCAGCCGCTATTGTCACGTTAGTACCAGCAGTAAGTGAAGCAACAACATTTGTTGTGTCTGTAACATCAGCCGATGCTTCTATTCCGTCTAATTTTGTATGGTCGGCATCTGTGAATGCGTTTGTATTGCTATTGCTCTCGTATGCTGTTTTAATCTGCGCTGCAGTCTGATCTGCCGTAGCACCCGGCTCTATACCACTTAGTTTACTTACATCAGCGTCAGCAAAATTGTTTGTGTTTGCATTACTTTCATACGCTGTTTTGATTTGCGCTGCTGTTTGGTCAGCTGTTGCTCCAGATTCAATGCCGTCAAGCTTTGTGCCATCTGCTGATACATCACGCCCATCAATAGTACCAGTAATAGCTATATTGCCTGTGCCTGTGATATTCCGATTATTTAAATCAAGATTACCGCCAAGCTGGGGAGTCAAGTCCTGTACAATAGCAGTAATACCAGCATTTTCATCTGTGCCATTTACCCACACATTACCATTGTACTTTAATACTTGACCGCTAATTGCATTGTTAACCTGTACGTCTGTAATGTTATCTAGTATGTGATTGTGACCATTATCTACAACAGTTACGACAATATCTATATCGCCTGTGGTGTAATCTAACGTACCGCTACCTGTTGCTTGCCCAGTAAGGTTTGTCGTTAAATCTGTAGGTACGGGTACGGGTGAACCACCAGCACTATCTTCAGCTATTGGCATTTAACTCTCCATTACCATTTTACGCGATTTGCCCAATAGGCTGCGCTTGATTTACCTTTTGCTATGTTCTTGCGATGTCTCGCTTTAAAACTAGCTCTCTTTTTCTTCATGCGTTGGCTTTCACCAGCCTTAGGCTTTCCTGCTGTGCTAGCACCTTGCTGTCCAAAGCGTATGATCTTCTCTTTGCCGTCATAACATGATTTTACAACGTGCGACTTCTTACTATGCCCGGGCGTACGTCTAGGCTTGTTGCACTTCATCTTAGCTTTTAATATGGGTTTGCGGCTAATCATTTGTTTCGATAACCGCCTGGGTATAAATCTACTTTATAATCTCTTGAATCTTTATCTTCATTTACAAGTGTATTTGATATAATATTAGCTTTTACTGCTAATTCACGTTGTGCTGGTGTAAGCATATTACCGCTTTCGTTTATTTCATAGAATGTTTTTAACAATTTATTTATATCACTACGTGCTTTTACTTTTGATGCAGCACTAGCGCCTTCTAATGCAGCTAATGTAGCTGTTGCTACTGCAGTTCCGCCTCCAAGACCTCCACTACTATAATCTACTGTTAATCCGCCTAATAACCCTAACACACCAATCGTACTGCCTTGCCCTTTACCACCAGCTAACGCTAAATCACCTGCTTTTTCTAGTCCTCTAACCCCTAAACTTGGTGCTATTACATCATTAATTGCTTTTATTTGCTCTGGTGTAGCATTGCTATATAGTTGTTCTTTATTTACGTTTACAGTGTTTCTACCTTTATCATATATTGGTATACGACTTGTTGTAACGTCGGGTGGTCTTTTACCTGCTACTTCACCAGTTTTATTTTTTATATCTGTTGGATTAACTGTTCTATTTATTATATCTGTTTTAACTTCTCTAATGTGTGCATCATTTCCACCTTTAAAAATTTCATGTGCATTTACAACGCCATCGTCTGTAGAATTTAATAGTACATCATCTACTTCTTTTTTTATCATGGCTAATTGTGCAGCATTTGTTGTGCCATCCTTAATACTAGACGTTGCTTTTCTTATTATTTGTTGTATTTCATCTGTATTTGTGCCATTATTAGCTGCCTTTCTAATTTCTTCTATTATATTTTTTGTGCTTTCCTCTACGCCTGCATCTCTATCTTTAAATTTTGGATGGTTATCCAGTTTATTTATTATGTTTGCCATGTCATTACTTGGTATATCAGTTTTTAGTTCTATAGCTGCATTATATGCGTCGATTTTAAATTTAGTGTTTTTTTCTATTGCATCTGATATTAGTCTGCCGTCAGTAAATAAATCTTTTGCACCTTTTAATCCACTAAAAGCCCCTCTTGTTAGTTTGTCTAATGCAACTGTGCCAACTGCATCGAATGCCGCACGTTTACCTATTTCATCAGCTTTAGCTCCTTCAGAAAAAGATTCTGTAGCGCCGTAAGTTGTTGCGTCTATTACACCTTCTTTTAATCCATATTCAGCCCCTTCTTTACCCGCAAGTTTTGCTACTCCAGTCGAACCTGCAGTTAGTATTTTGCCCGGCCCCATAAATCCTAGTATATTACCTAAAATGTTACCCCCTGTAGAAGTTTTTGGATATGCATCTTGCAAATAATTTACATTTTCACGTTTTCTTTTTAATGCTTCAGGGTATGTTTCATTTGGATCTAAAGCCGCATCAATGCCAGCACTAGCAAGTGTGCTCAATCCAGCAGTTGCTCCTCTTAATAATCCTGATAGTCCAGCTCTGCCTTGCATAGTTAAATTATTATTAGGATTTGCTTCTGTATCCATAGGTATACTGTCAGCTTCTTTTGCTATAGGTATTCTGTTAGCTTCTTCCTCTGTTATGTATCTAATATTGCCATTTACATCTTTGTATTTAACTGTTTTCATTATGAGTTACCTGCTTTTATTAAACCTGGCGATATTTTATTTAATATTGCATTTGACAGTTCAATATTTGACTGGTTTGGGTTTATATCTAATTTGTACGCCTTATCTCGCAAATCATCTCTGTTAAATCTGCTTTGTCTATCTTCTATACTTGCGCCCATTGCTTTTGCGCTAAGATATTCAAATTTTAACAATTCTTCAAATGCTTTCTCTTTGCTTAATCTATTGTTTAACAATCTGTTACCTATTGAACGTGCAAACGCTAATTCTGGCGCTGATAATGAACCAAATGTTGTACTACCAATTACTTTAATTGCCTCTGGGCCAAATACTTCGTCAATTATAATTCTTATATCTTCATTTCTTTGTGACATTTTTCCTGCAACATTCCATTTGCCAAATGTACTTGTACCTAATTGTAATAACTCTCCTACACCATTATACAAACTATTTCTATATTGCGTAGCAGTGTTTTCTAGTTTTTGTCTTTGTGTAGCAGCCTTGAAGCCATCTTTATCTACTAATTTTACAACTGTTTCTACGCCATCTATTATTTGTGTTGGTCTTTCTTTTGTAGCTGCATCTACATATCCATTTGGCCCAGCTACAACTTGTATTTGGTTACCTGTGTTAGCATCATATAATATCTCTATATCACCATATTCTGTTTCTGGATTTAACTCATTATATAATTTTGCTTTATTTAATTTAATTTTATTCCGCGTATTTGCGTTAGTTAAATCTAATGACGTTAATTCTCTTTCAGCAATTTTTTGTGTGTTTTCATATTCAGTTATTTGCTCTGTTGTTGGCGCACCTAATTTTACAAGTTTATTTGTTGTCTTATCATAGCCAACAAGTGTATATGTACCATCATCTTCTTTATCTAAAGTAACTGTGCTATAATCAACATTTTGTTTCTTTAGATTATTTATTTGCATTTGCGTAAATGTATTCTCCAAATTAGTAGTTTTTTCTGTACGTTCATTGCTTAATTGGTCTTGAAACCTACTGTAATTTAGTGCTTCATTTTCTTTTAATGTAGTTGCTCTATCTTTTAGTTCTGCACGTTGGTCTTGATATTTTTTATATGCAGCATCTTCACTTGCTGCTTGCCTTGCTAATACACCTTGCATTACATTGCTTCCTGTACCCGGTATTGCAAATGCATCTGCTGCTGCACCAGCTGCTATTTGTAGATAATCACCAAATTTTAATTTGCCTGATTCATAATCTTCATCTAATTTTTTGTATATATTTTGTAATTCTTGTTCATTTTTCTCATCAGGTACATATTGTTTTTTGTCTGTATTTAATCCGAAGTTTTTAGATAATACTGAACCTTTAGGTGTTATATCTTCTTCAGTTCGTGTGTGTGTACCATTTTCATTTTGAGTTATTACAGTGCGTTTAGTTTGAATTTGTGGTTTTATGTTTTGACTTCTGCTCTCTGCAGCATTTACAGCAGCATTTACATTACCATAACCTTGTAATGGTGTGCCTGTTATTGGGTCAGTTATTTTACCATCTTGACCGATAACAGATTGTATTGCTTGTTCTTTGTTTAATATATTACCATTAGCACCTACTGTTGGTATATTGTAAAAAATACCATTTATAGGCTCTGTAATTGTTTTTTCAGAATAACTTTCGCCATTTTTATTGTATACAGGTCTGCCATATTGCGTTACTTGTCTATTAGCTGTTGTTTCAGGTGCTAAACCATTAAGTAAATTTGGATTTATCATTGATTGTTGTTGTGACATATTATTTGGCATTACTTGCGTTTGTTCTGGCGGTAGAGCAACAGGCCTTTCGTGTATCTTTGATGGTAGTTTTATGCCCAATGATGCTCTTAACCTACGTTCTTCGTCAGTTAATTCTCTATTATCTTTTGCAAGTAAATTACCTAATATGTTAATGTTTCTCATGTTATTGCTTTCTTTACTTGTAAGGTAATCCAGGTATTTTTATGCCAGACAATGCACTTGTTAACAAACCGCCTATGCCCATACCACCTGACTCTGTAGTTGTTCTATTGCTATCAACTATTTGTGGTGTTCCACCAAGTATACCAAGTTCAATATTAGAACGTCTGTATGCGTCATCATATTGTCTAATAGCTTCATTATACATTGCATCTAATTGTGCTTGCTCTAATTCACGTTGTGTTTGTCCATATTGATTTTCCAAACTATATGCACGTAGATCAGCATCAGATAGTTGACCAGCCATATCAGCTATTTGCGCTGCACTCCTAGCTCTCATATCTGCACCGCGCAATCCAGCAGATTGATTATATTGGTCTGCCGTAAGCTGTCTTTGTGCATCTGCTTGAACTCTATTTGCAGCATCTTCATAACCCTGACTGCGTAATTCTGCGGCAGTTTTTGCAGCTATTTCTGTAAAATTACGTGTATTTTCAGCTTGCTGTATTGCTTGCCTAGAACCGCCAAATGCAGATGCTTTAGACGCTTGTGCATCTATATTTTCAGCACTAGCCATTTCTCTGCGCTCTATATCGCTTAATGCGTTGCCAATGACGTTTTCCATGTATGGGTTCATGTATCCGCTAATATCAGCATCAGTAAAATTTTGTGTTTGTATTTGTTCAGGCGTGTATTGTGCGCCCTGTTGTGCCATTGTTAAGCCTTGTTCAACAAAACCCCGGTTGCTTACATTATTACCCATGTAATTTGCTAAAGCATTTGTTTCCATGTCACTTACACCAGCAACACGTTCGCCTGTGTAAGGTGTATATGCCTGCTCACCAAAGCCTCTTGCATTAGCAGAAGCAGTATTTAACATATTCACCATAAAAGGGTCTGCTGTGTTATCTGTTGTTTCTACTTTTTTCTTTTTACTGCCCATTACAGCCTCCATATTAAGGTGTTGCCATGCTCAACAAAACCTAATTTTTTTAATAATTTATTCCAACCTTTGCGATGACCAAATGTCATAATGTAATCACCGCCTAAATCTTTTACATATTTTTTTGCAGACACAACCAATGGATAAAAATCTTTTAAGTTGCCTCCATAAAGCCATACGTTTAGTCCAATAGTACCATCTGATTTATTAGCTATTTGTGTTATTGCAGCACTATTATTAGCAGGCCAATATTGCGCTTCTTTGTTTATTACAGCCTCTTTAACTTCTTCATATGTATGCTCGTGCCCCGAACGCTCTAAAGCGTTCACGATTTGTTCTTTATGATTATCTATGTTTACAGTGCTGTCCAAGACAATACTCCAGAGTTATTAATACTTGCGCTATAACGTGTGCCGTTAGGACTTGTTAGTATTAATCTATTGTTAGCGTTTATATTTATATCTTCATTAATCTTACGTGTTTGCGTCATTTCATATGTAATATTACGACGTGTTTCTGTTTCATTTACTGCATCGTATGCTGGCATTGCATCAGGTAGCCTCATCGTTTGCTCCCTGGTTTAACTTCAATACGCGGTACACCAAGCCTCCAGTTAGTTGACTCTGCACCTATTGCCTTAACAAGCATCTGTCTGCCATGTACTCTTATTGGTACAGGTTGCCGAGTTGCTGTATATGGCCCAAAACTACGCTCTGTGCCGTTAGGGTACATTTTAGTTTTAAATGTCATGCTCACGTCGCCTTGTGCGCTTTCATCAGGATATAAAAACGTAAGATTAGAGCTGTTTTCACCTGTACCTAATTCTACAGGGCCATGCTCAATAAAACTAACATCTCCATTGTGATCATATCCAAACTCATGGTCATATATTTTGCCACTCGCATCTACAGCTATTGGATATGGTAATGGCGCTTTGTCTGTCGCACATAATCGCGATAAACTGCCTTTATTCCAATGTCCTTCTCTGTAGTCATAAACCACATATTTGTCATTTTCAGTGCTATCAGCACTAGGGTAAAACCACCAAACCTCACCAAATGATGCGTTGTGCCAAGCAGTAACTTTGCTAATTTGCGCCCTGTTAATATCTTTGAACACTGCATCATGTACGTCGCATTTTATAGGTTGGCTGTAACCTGTATAAACATAAAAGTTTTCATGTGACATCCAATAAGCTGCGCCATCAGCCGTAGTTACAGCACCAGCAGATACTAAACCACCACCAGCATTATCTTGTGGGAATCCGTAAACTAATGGCGGGCCTAAATACACAACGCGCCACACATCTTTGTCTGTAAATATAAGACTACCGCCTTTGACATTTACAGCATTTAATATTGTACCAGCTGTTTGTAAGCTAAAATTACCAGCTTGGTTATTAGCTGCTGCTGTCCATTGGTTTCTATCTTCTTGATCTGACCAAGCAACATCTCTTGGAACTCCTGCTGCTCCAAGGCACATTACAATACGCTCTGGTGTCACTAATACTGCTTTGTTGCTTACAGGCGCATTTGTTACTTGTGTAGCATCAACATTAACATCTACATTCCATTCGTACAATTTACCATCATCAGGCAATACGCCTAGTAATATTTGTCCAAAAGTATCTAATGACCACACACTTGCTGGATTTATAGTATTTGTTACAGCAGGGTTACTAACACCATACGGCCCACGACCATATAAACCTGTACCATAACCAGCACCTGTATCTGCATCCGCCCTGCCTGCAGTCAATCCAGAAGGCGTAATATCTGTTACAGCACCACCAACAGTCATAGCGTATAAGTTACTATTAGTACCTATAGCGGCAAATATTTGATTACTGTTATCACGCCAAGATATAACACGTCTTGCCTTACCGCTTACAGTTGTGGTTGTTCTTTGCCTCCAACCGCCCATTGGCCCTAATGCACCAAACTGCCAACGCACTAGATTAGCATCGTAGTTACGGCCTTTAGACTGATACTCTGTGCCGTTAGTATATACACCAGGCGGTATGTTTAATGGTACTAACATTAACTAAAACTCACTGTAACTGTATTTGTATAAATTACACTGCCGCTATCAGTATCTGTTACACGACATCTATAAACAGCATTGCCTACTTGTAAATCGTTGTTGTAACTAAACACTGTAGAAGATGCAAATGGCGTTACTGCTGATAAATTTATAGCAGCCGTAGTACCAGATACATATTGCCATAAATATGCAATATTTTGACCGCCACCTGTAACTGTAACTGTTGCATAACCGTTATTTGGACTACTTGATTGCCCTACATAAAGTTGGCGTTGTTCACTGTAAGTTACACTGCCAAATAATTGTGTAGGCGTTGTTGTAGCTTCAAATGCAGTAGAAACAACTTCCCACGCACTACCATTCCAACGCTTAACACCACTATTAGGCTCTACCCACGCACTACCATTGTAATACTTAGCTGTTGCGTCTGCAAATGCAGTTCCGTTATACGTTTTTATTGCCATTATGTACTTGTATCAAACCAAATGTCATCTGTTAATGGACTGCTAGGTGCTGTTGTGCCTACAGTAATTGTTCTGCCATTACCACTTGCATGTGCCACTTTACTATCTAATGCAGCTTGTAAACCTGTTGTTTTTGCTATTGTAAATGTACTGTCAGCTACAGTAGCTAATGTTGTAGCTAACGAAAAGTTACCAGTACCATCAAATGCTACGCTTCCTGTTACAGCGCCTGTTAGCGTTACTGTTCTTGCAGTAGACCATTTATCTGCTGACGTTGCATTGCCTGTCACAGCACCAGTAACATTGCCTGTTACGTTACCTGTAACATTTCCTGTAAGATTACCAGCAAATGTTGGCCCTGTTACTGTGCCTGTAAATGTAGGATTAGCTAACGGTGCTTTTGAGTTAGCAAGGTTTTCATTAGTCTTTACTTGTGCATCAATCGCTATTTGCGTGTTGTTTAGATCACCACCCCATGTATCTTGTGCAGTGCCTGGTGTATTATATGTCCAGCCATAGTTAGTTGTTGTAGGCATATCAATAGTATCCTGCTGTTGCGTTTATCATCTGTGGTTTTGTTCCTGACATTCTGCGCTTGTCTTGGTCATTTAATGCTTTTACGGCATCTTCAAACAATGCACTCCACACAGGCAATCTAGAGTCATCATTAAGAAATGGTGCAGCGTGTAGTAATGTTCCATATAAGTATATTTGTGGCGATTTACTTAATAACCAATTTGTATTATCATCATTTACTAAAGGTGTTACTTCAGCCAAGTACCTCATAATACCTACAGTAGCATCCGGGGGAAACGGATAAAATAATAGTTTAGTGCCTTGTATAGAGTAGAATCTAGGTATACCTGAGTCAGAACCTATGCCATCCAATGAGTTATGCGGTACATATTGCAATGGATATTCAGAGTTTTTCATCTGTATATTACGCATTTCTAAGAAGTTTGTAGGCAATGTTGTCTGACCTACATTTATAGTAAACTCAGTGTATTCCTCCATTTCAGATACATTGACTTTGCGATTTACGCTTTCTTCGTTCATCTTAATAAAATTAGGTATCTGTGCAGTCAAATCATCGCGATTTAACGTGTCATTTATAACTGTTTTTAACTCGCCTAGATTTGCAAATGCCATATCTACACCTTAAATTGTGCTACGCGTAATGCTTGGTATTCATTACTGTTTAATTTTTCTACAACACGCGGCCAATGCTCTTTATTGTAAATGTCTAAGCCTTCTGTTGCTTTCCAATGCTCTATCAAACCTAATGGTATTGTGCCAACTTTTACTAGATCGGCTTTACCTAATGTGCCTTTTGCATCATATTGTTGTCGTTTATTTTCATCTAATATACTAGTAAAATCTTGTTCTGTTTTTACATACATTTCATTAGTTAAATTATCTACTGCTAAGCTATGTTTAATGCCTGTAAGCGTATCTATTGAAAATGGTTTAAAATCACTCATATTAATCTCTTGCTACAACTAAATCGTTTTCTTCTAATAGTTTAGCTTGTGCTGCATTTGTTTTAAATATGTCGCCTTTTTTGTAACATATTTCACTGCCATCAGCATTTAATTTACCTGTTCGTATTTGCGATATACCGCCTTTTTTAGTGACAATGCACTCTATGCCATCATCTTTTTGTATTTTAGCTTTAATTTTTGGTGCTTTTGCCTTTGGCATATTTCTCTCCTAATTATAGGGGCTGGCGTATGCCAACCCCCGGTAGTTACCTAATACTAGGTTAAGTCTGCGGCTACGCCTAGACCTTTTTCGTTTTTAACGATTAGTGTCATATCACCAAGGATTTGACCTTTTTCGTTGTCACCAGTTTTAGACAGTTCTTCATAACGTGGTGAACGTAATGTACCTAAAGTACACATGGATGGGTCTACAAATAGAGCATCGCGTGTTAGGCCATACTGTACAGGTATCACAGTTAATTCGCCGTGGTTAGACATATACACGTCTGCACCGCCAATTACTCTACCTTCTTGCCCAGCAGATACTTGGTATCTGTTAGCCGCTAATCCTGTAAATCCAGAGAATATTGCTTTGTG